TCACCTTGGACAAATGATCCTGTACCAGTAGGAGCAACATTTGTTACACAAGCGATAGAAGGATCTCCAAACCCAGTAGGCGGTAGAGTACCAGCAAGAGTGGCTGTAAAATTAGAAACTAAAAAGGAAAGTAAATGAAAGCAATCGTATGGAGTAAGTATCATTGTCCCTATTGCGACCAAGCAAAGGCACTATTAACAAGTAAAGGTATACAATTTGAAGAACGCAAAATTGGAGATGGATATACCAAAGAAGAATTGCTAGAAGCAATCCCGTCGGCAAGAACAGTACCACAAATCATTTTAGATGACGTACTAATCGGTGGATTCACCGAACTCAAAGAAAAATTAACAGAAAGCGTATAATGCAAATAGCAATTGAACCAAACACAGTATATACATTTAAACTAAACAGTGGTGAAGAACTAATCGCCAAAGTAATTCAAGCAGGTGGAGAATTCATTAAAATTGAAGAACCAGTCTCTATCGCACCCACACAACAAGGTATGCAAATGATTCCTAGCGTATTCACCGCAAATCCGAAGGGTGAATATAAGCTAAATACTAGCAGTATTGCTCTTTATGCTGAAACTGACGATAGCGTTAGAATGAAATATTTAGAAGCAACAACTGGTATCAAAGTACCAGATAAGAAAATCGTATTAGGATAAAATGGCTAAACTAAGTCGTGTAGGTGACAAGAATCAAGAGGGCGGTGCTATCGTAAGAGGAGCCGGTACTGTCTTTGCCAACGGAATCCAAGTTGGTCTACACGTTAGTACGATTACTCCACACGCACCGTGGAGTAAAAAAGGTCATCCACCGCATAAAGCCGCAACAACTACAAGTGCTAGTCCAACCGTATTTGCTGAAGGTAGTGCGGTACTCAGAGTAGGGTCAGGGAACAGTTGCGGTCATAGTATCGTTGATGGCAGTCCTGATGTATTTGTTCCATGAGCGATACAGGAAAACAAAGTCCATTAGGTGTTAACACACTAAGTTCACTATTACAAAATATTGGATTTAATATTAATCCTATTATGGTAGACTTTACTGGTGTAAGTGAAGATTTAACAACTTATCCCAATAAAGGAAGTATTGTTAATGATACGTGTTTGCGATTACTTACATATTCATTTAACGATGCCTATGGCAGAGGACAAGTTAATACAGCGACATACAATAATTTAATATCAATAGGTTCGACTACTATACCTGCATTAGGGAACAGTAAAGCACCAACATTCAACTGGACAGGATATCCAAATTGGGCTAGCAATTATACTAAAAGCAATGAAGTAACACGTTGGGGTTATGTAAGATTGTTTGCACTACAAGGCTATAATGAGTTTAACTATAATGACGGACTACCTGAATATAAAGATTACTTGTCAGCTTTTATGGCTGCAAGTAGTTTTGTAGAATATACTAACAAAGCTATATTGTCTATGACGAACTCGCAAGATTTCTTAGACGGTACATATAGCAATATGAATGACTTGATTAGTGCTGATATTGCCGGAGTAAGTCTATCAACAACTGCATTTGGACGTGATTTAATGACTAGCGGCAAAGCAATTAATCTAGCAAAGATATCAACATTTGGATTACCTTCTAATCTATTAGAAACATTGCAAAAGTATAATGCAATAACTAAAGAAGTAAGTTTAGCAATATTATCTTCAGGTCTACAACTAGATGAGTTAACTCAAATTTTAACAAACTTTAGCGCAGTTACAAAAGAACAAGAGAGAAGATTATATGCAGCCTACAATCTGATTGTGGGTGATAGTCTTAATGATGTACTAGTGCCATTAAACTGTAAGGTTAGAGGGTTAGAATCATTAGCTGATTTATTAAACCCACAAAAACTATTTCCAAACAGTTATCAAACATTAACAGTACCGGTATATAATACAACGCAAGGCCCAACAAATAGTAAAACATATTATCCTATATATGTAAATAGTGGTCTTAATAGCAACCTACGTAGTCCATTAGTATCAAATCAAATTGGTACACAGACACCGACAGGTACGCCTGTAATAGCACCTAGCGCAATACAAACAGCAACATCACAAACTGTAGTATATCAATATACTATGACCGATGAACAAGGTAATCCAATTGATTTGGTAGCAAGAGTAGTAGATGGTTCTATAGTTGCAGGTTCTATTGTAAGCGCCGGCGATAGTGGTGGAGATGGTGGTGGCTCTGGTGGAGGTGCCGGTGCCGGTGGCGGTGGCGGTGGAGGCGCAATGTAATGGCAATATTATCTCAAAATCTTAGAGTAGTATCTGAAAGAGAAAGTTCAGTTGATTCAATAGGAGCAGCCTATGCACCGCCCAGTTTTGGTACATCAACTGTTACTGATGCGTCTGTTAGTTCCACCCCTGAGAACATAGTTATACAACAATTTCCAGTAGGATTTGGTTCATACTTAGATGGTATATTACCACCTGATTTTGCTACTGCCGCCGGAGCATTTGCAGTATCAATGCAACAGATTAAAAACATAAGTTCTATTCCCGTAGAAAAGTTTGCACAAGTTGTAACTAGCATAGAAACAACTGCAGGATTAAATCTAACTACATCAAGCGTACCAGTAGATACTACACTAGTGAGTGGATCATTACCATTAATCGCATTAGGTAGCGGTCCATATGGTACCTACACAATGAGTGACTTCTTTGGTTGTATGACTGGCTTGCCTTATATTGGTATTGATATTCGTGGGTTGATACAAACTATAGAAACACCAGCTTTATATAACATATACAAACAACTATATCTCGCAGTTACTTGGGAACGTGCGACTGCATCAGTCCAGTATACAGGTCCAGATGGATTTGGCAATTACACTATAACAGGAATAACCTTAGCTGATCCCGGTGGCGGCTACGGACGTGAGGGTAATCCTGCCCCCACAGTTACATGTAGTTGGGCATCTGCTACTGCGACCATTGGAACAGATGATACCAATATAACAAATTTTGGTAGAGTTACATCTATCAATGGTCTTACATTCCCGGCAACATCCGGATCTCCACCTACGATATCTATAGCATATCCACCGGGTGGGGTAATATTTGACAATACGATTGTTCAAGGTTATATTGACGCTGCCAATACAGAAATATTAGCAATACAAACTAGTAAACAAAGATTATCTGAACAAATGAACAGTAATTGGAATGATACCGGAACACAACTTGCGATTGAGCAACGTGCATTAGATACAGGCTTACCCGTACCCGTTCCACCTGCTCCAGCAGATATTGTACCCGATCTTGCACAGTTCCCCACAACACAAATAGCATTTACTGATTCAATACCTCAGTTTGCACTAAACACTGATCCGCATATGCAAGCACAAACGATAGAGGCAATAGCTAATATATGCTCACCGGGAGGTCAGAGCATTGTAGGCATGATGCGTGAAGCACGTAATCAAGCTAGATTGAATGCAATAGGTGTACCGTTAGATAACAATATTAGTGATACTATTACCCCAGTACAAAACAAAGAGTTAGTAGCCAATGGTACAGTGGCTAACTCCCCACCAGCAACACTAGCACAAGTAAACTGTAACACCGGCGATGAGATTAATCCTAATCCATATGGTATATATGATCCAAATAATAATAATTATTATGTAACTAATCCTGACTTTGGTGTGTCTTTATTAGATACAGGAAATGCCGAAGCATTAGGATCTTTTGCAGGTTCAGCGTATAATAATCTTATACCAACGAACTTGAATGCTATCTATGCGTCAAAGAACTTGTTACCTTCTACTTACACTATCGGAGAAGCAATCGATGAAGTTATTCGTTGCAACTGCGATTGCTGGGATTTAATCTAAGGATGAATATGAAACTAAACTTTATTAAACCTATAGCTGCCTGCATTATATTATTTTGCACTTATTTAACATATAACTCCATTGAACATTTTGATCCAAAAGATTCTAAAGAAGTTGTTGCTAAAGTAGTAGACCCTAAACAGCTTGCTTGTATGGCAAAAAATATATTTTATGAAGCAGGTAATGAATCTATTATGGGACAAGCGGCAGTTGCACGTGTAGTAATGAATAGAGTAGCTCATGGGTTTGCTCATACTCCTTGTGCTGTTGTGTATCAATCGCATATTGTAGAAAAAGTAGTTGACGATGAAGCTACTAAAGTTAAACTATGTCAGTTTAGTTGGGTGTGTGAGGGTAAAGGTGAGCCTAATAAGAATAATCAACGATACAAGCTAGCCCAACAAGTAGCGTATGATGTTATGGCTAATGATGCATATAGTGATGTTGTACCTAAATCAGCATTATTCTTTCATAATATAACTGTTGATCCGTTATGGCCGTATAAACAAGTAGCTAAGATAGGTAATCATATCTTTTATAGTAAACATAAAAAGACAACTAATACCCAAAATACTGTAGCTAAATCAGAAAATAATATATAATATAGAATGTCTGATAAACCAAACTCAGCGAATGGAGTTAGTAGTTATGATTCTACTAGTTCCGGTTCACTAATACATTTCTTTAATCGTAATGTAACACCATATGCTACAGAAAGTTCTGGTCCTAAATTTGATTTAGTTCCAGTTGAGAAGCATAAAGACATTATGCTTAACGTTGCAAGGTTGCATGCCAAGCAAGAATATGATAGAATCATGGAACTAGTAACTGTATTACAGAAGCAAGCAGAACAAATCAAACATAGATTAGACTTGACTGATATGGTACACGCCGCTAAATATGATTTTCAATTATCAAATGGTAACATATATTGGTTACTATTTGACACACGCAAACAGTTTACTAGATTAAGTATTCATGGTCCCAATGATTGGTCTGCTGGCAAGCCAGTCGATTATGAATACATTTGCAAAGTTAAATGGTTAGGCGATCACACTTGGATAGAGGTAGAAGATGATAAGTAGTAGTCCAGATAAAAATACATTTCAATTAGAAAATTATGTCAAACGACAAGAAGAGGCAGGTAAACTACCTGCCCCTGAATACTTAGAAATGTTCAAAACTTGGCGTGAACAAGATGAAGCCAATATCGTAGATCCGGAGTGGCAAAAAGATAATATGGAGTATGACCTGCGGAGTACTCAATGGATTATTGATAAAACTAAAAATGATGAAGTGTATGCACAGCATTTATATGCCTCTATGTGTAATAATGACTTTACTAAAAATGATGTATGGCCTATATTAACTGAGAAACGTTGGAGTTGTAGTTGGAGACATGCAGGTGGAATCATTGCTGATATGAAGGAAGAAGGAGATTACATCGATTGGTACTGTAGTGGTATCAGAGATAGTACAATATTAGACGATGATGAATTTCGTGCATTAACTAAAGAACAACAGGAAGCCTATATACAAGGTAAGAAGTTTGTCCCTGAAAGTTGTGTAACCGATGAGATACGAGAAGATTTATTGAAATTAGGCTGGATAGTAATAGACAATACTGATGAATACTAAATACAATACAGGAGACTAACACATGGCTTATAGCGCACAAGTAGTAGACCACTACGAAAATCCAAGAAACGTCGGAAGTTTTGCAAAAGACGATGATGACGTTGGTACAGGTATGGTTGGAGCCCCGGCATGCGGGGACGTAATGAAACTACAAATTAAAGTAGATAAAATAACAGGATTAATAACAGATGCCAAATTTAAAACGTATGGGTGCGGGTCGGCTATTGCTAGCTCAAGTCTTGTCACTGAGTGGGTCAAAGGTAAAACATTGGATGAAGCTGCCAAGCTCAGAAACTCTCAAATCGCAGAAGAACTTGCACTCCCCCCAGTCAAAATCCATTGCTCAATCCTTGCGGAAGACGCCATCAAAGCCGCAGTAAATGATTATAAACAGAGGCACTAATGTCAA